TAGCTGCATTGGCGTTGATCTCTTGGGTAGACATTCCACGAAAAATGCCTAGTTCAGAGGCGTCAACGTCAGCACCAAAACGGTCAGAGAAGTATTTCAGCCCACTGGCATCAGGCTCACGGCCCAGCACTGACAGGTACATCTGCCGAACAGCATCATTCGTGGTTGGAGCTGCAGCCCGTTCTGGTTGAGCTGCCACACTGAAGGTGGACAGTTCAGTTGCATCAAGGCTGTTCCCAAACTGGGTTTTCCAGTACTCAATCTCTTGAGCGTTTGGAGTTCTGCCTAAAACTTGCTGATACGCCTGTGTAACGGATATTCCCGTAGGGGCTGTGCCCTGTTGGTATGCTGCTAAGATTGCCGCTCCCTCTTCCGCTATTCGTTGTTGGCGGGCCTGTTCAGCTTCTTGTTGCGCGTTCATCGTTGCCATTTCAAAGCTCCTTACTCATAATCCACCACTGTGGTGTGTAACCCGTCTTCGCCAGGAATGTCCGTTGCCAGCCCTTGCGTCCAGCCAGTGTGACGCGGGTGCATCCAAGTCCCTTGCCCCAGGACTCGATCATTGGCGTCATCAGTGCTAGTTCGTCCATCTCGCCTGCTGCTAAAAAGTAGTTGAGGCATTTCTGTTGTGGATGGAGAACAATCTCCGTCACAATCACCGAACTCTTTCCAGGCCAGAGTTGCATCTTGGCTTGCTGGACCAACTCAGCAACATCATCAAATGTGTGAGTGTTCAAGGAATATTTTAAGGCTTTTTCAATCTCTGGCCTTAGTCTCTCAATATCTGTCATAGCGCCGTTGCCGACAATGCCCCTGCGTTGCTGACCGTCACACTGTACCTAGTCCCATTGGGTGATGTCAAGATCAGCTTGCTGCTGCTAATCTCAACGTCCGCATTGATCTTGCGGTTTTGCCTGTCGGCACTCTCAATTAAGAAGTTACGCTGGGCCTCTGCCACTGGCGTGTAGGTTTGCGGTGGGGCTGGAACCTTCATTACCGCTTCCCGGCTGGCACTGCATCCAGACGCATCACCCCCACCCGCCAATCACCTAGGGTATCCCCTGTCACTTTCATCTTGACCTGGCGTCCACTAAACCTAGCGTCTGTTGGGTTGGCGCTAGTAAAGGGTCCGTAGGTTGTCTCAGTGGCTGTCGGGTAGAAGCGGCTGCTGAAGCTGATGCTGACATCACCAAGGTTGGACTCGTCAGGTATCACCTTGCGAACCTGCATGATCTGCTCACCGTTGCCAATCTCCACCGGGCCAGACTCTGCGTAGATTGTTTGTCCGTCATAGGCAAAACCAACCTCATGCTCATAAATAAAGCCGTCAGAGCTGACCATCAGCGGGTTGTTGAAGACGCCCTTGTCAACGCCAGCCAGCCGTGCCAGGGTGCCCAGGCTCCAATGGTTTTCGCGGTAGTTGTAGATGACGTAACTGTCGTTCTCGGTGCTGGCTGCGCTGGTGTAGAACCACCAGATTTCCCCAAACTTGGAGTTGTGGACAGCGTAGACTTTGCTGGCCTGCTCAAAGTTTATGTTGCCAAACAAAAAGTCGCCAACGTCACATGGCAATGGCTTGACGTATCCATCGTAAATAAAGAAACCGGACCGACTCATCCAGAGAGCGGCAGTGTCAATAGCCGCTACAGCCTGGGGTCCAATCAAGCCGCAGCCAGAGCCAGCCTTCTCAAAGCTGAACACAAACGGCTGACCAATGTAGCTGCTGGTGTGGACATCAACGTCAGTAAATATCAGGTTGACGCCGCGCACCCTCTTGCCAGCCACAATGGAGCCGACAGTTGTCAGCTCAAAGCTGCCTGCTTGGTTGTTGCTGGCTGGCGTCCAGGTAGTGTTGTCCTCCTGGTCGGACCATGCCACCAGGCGAGGGTTACCATTGGCACCCAAAGCAAAGACAAAACGCTCAGAGGTGGTCATCACTGCGGCGCAGCTGGTGGGTGCATTGACCAGTGCAACGGCCTTGGTGGGTGTGGTAAATCCAAGCTGCCACTCCAGCAACTGTCCATCGCTGGTGCAGCAGCCCACCCAATACTCTCCCCATGTGTCCATTGACCAGGTGGCAGCGTTGATGATGGCTCCAGTGTCTGGCCTGGCTACACCATAAGCAAAATTGCCGTAGTTGTTGTAGCCGTAGCCAATCAGCAAAGTGGCATCTGCAGCACCTGGCGTGAAGATTGTTGGCGTAATGTCCTTGAGGGTTCCTGTTTGATCAGACACAAACAGCTTGGTGTTTGTCCCGGCAACAATCCAACGTGCTGAACTGTCATCCCGCCAGTTGATGATGCCCCTGCACTTGCCCGTCATCTGGCTTGATGACCGCTTGCGCCAACCACCAACGGGTCTAAGCGTACCCTCAAACCAGCGAACCAGGTTGGCGTCAAACCAGCGGCCTATGCTCTGGTACTCGGTGCCGTTGCGGTACACGCCTGCTGGTATCTTGAGTGGCATCAACATAGTGTTCTTCCTAGACAAAGAGGCGGGTGCCCAATTTGTCAATGATAAGCCTTTGGCCCCTTGGCTTGTCAGCAATGCTGATGTGCGTCCAGGCGTCAAATTCTCTGATGATTTGGTCAAACGGAAGATTGGCTGCAATGATCGTCCTCACCACGGCATCAGGAACCATCCCAGGCACTCTGAAATCACAAGCTAGTCCTTGCCTATGCTGTGAGGTGTCCTTCGAGCCTACAGCGTCATTCACGGCCTTGGAGCGAAACGCTGAATTGATCATCACAGGCTTGCCGCCAAGTGCTGTTTTGACTGTCTCCAGAAACTCAGCCAGCCGCTGAAGGTTTGCCAGCTCCTGTGCATTGGGCGTGTTGTCCAGCTTTCGGTGGTCAGTGTGCGTCAGCTCATCGAGGGAAAAGTGCGGTGTCATTTGTTCCTCGCTGAGATGGCCTTGGCCTTGGCCTTGGCGTCTGCCTTGCTGCTGGCACCCCATGCATTGAGACTCAGCAGCAGCCGGGTGGGTTCACCGTTCTTGCGCTCTGGACCCGGCATATTGCCCATTCGAGCCAGGAAGCTGGCGCGTCGAGGATTGTCACCAGACTTCACTGGTGCTTTGATGTCTTGACCAGCCGCCTTCAGACTTGCCCGTCCAGCAGCGTTGAGGCCACCCTTTGGGTTCTGTCCTTCCTTGCGCTGCCAGGCTGGAGTCTTCATTTCTTCTTTGCAGTCTTGGCGGCTTGCTTAAAGTCCTTGGCGCTTGGTGCTGCCTTGCTGCCGACCTTGTTCATCTTCTCGCCAGAGCCAGCGGAGATACGTTTTTGCTTGGCGTTGATGTTGGCATAAAGTCCAGGTTTCATGGTCATTTCCTTGAGAGTAAATCTGTCTTGGCCTGGCTCCCGGCGCTAGAGCCAAAATAATAGGCAATTATCCCGGTCCAAGCTGTGCCGAGTGACCCCAGCATCATCAGGATGGCGGGGTTGTTGGAGTCAATCTTCTGGAAGAACATCATCACCATGATGCTGAAGAATCCCAGGGTCACAGCAGCAGCCAGGATGGGCGGCATCATGGACCGGGTGGCTGACTGCATATCTCTGGCGCTCTTGCGGTCCTCGACCTCCAGCTTCTCAAAGTTGAGGCCCAGCTCCTGCGCTTGCTTTTGCAGTTCAATCTCAGCCAGCTTGACCATTGCGATTTGGTCGGCGGTGAGCTTGTTGCTGGAGATCAGGTCGCCCACCTTCTCAGGGTCAACACCAATAGCTTTGCTAATAGCTGATACCGCCATGCCAGCTAAAGGGCCACCCATTGCGGTGGCAATCGTAGGTGCAATCTGTTTGAGCCAATCCATTATTTCTTCTCCAGCTTGGTGTTGATCACAGCAATCTCTTGTCGGTTGTGCATGATGTCATCGCGGTTTTTCTGAATCTCTTTTTCCAAGTCCTGTCGCAGCTTTTCCCTTGCCAACTCAGCGCCTGAGTTGCTGGCTTGCTTGTTGTCGCTGGTCACCACCAGACTGATCTTGCTGTTGAGGATGGTCACCTCATGGCTCAAGTTGGACAAGGCAGACATCAGATACACAACGCAGGAGAACAGCAACGGCAGTATTGCAAACGTAGCCTTCTCAATCAGTGCGCCTTTGTCGTCATTCATCTTCCATCTCCAACAATCTGCCAAGTCAACCAGGCCACCAGGCCAACTATGGATGACACCAGCGCGGACCATAAACTAAAATTTACAATGTCGCTGATCTCTTCTGCTCTCACCGCCTTGGCGTGAGCTGCTTCAGCCTCGGCCTTCTTTCGCTCTGTCACCATCCTGTTGCGCTCCAGCATGATGGCGTTCCAAACATCGTCATTGCCTGACCAGATCAGCATCTGCTTTAGCTCTGCCTCTGCATCTTGCAACTGCTTGAGCTGCATCACTGTCTCAAATGCCACTGCCGTATCGCTCTGCCCAAACCCCTTGGGTTTCTTCTTCACTGCCGCTTTTGCTACAACATCCTTGGCCTCAAAGAACTTCATCAAGTCGCCGCTGATGGCGTTGATGTCCTTGCCCATCTTGATAGCGGCCTGGACGCCTTTGATTGCCCCTTGAGCCACTGCGAATGCGGTGAGCGGGTCAATCATTTCTTGTTCCACATTTCAAAAAGCGTTTTAATCTTCTCCTCTAACACTGCCACCCGCAAATCGAGTTTAGCCAATACGATGATCAGCGTGATGATTGCCAGCAGGATGGGCCATGCTTTCGACAGGATTTCGAAGAAGTCCACTTCACAGCCCTAGTGCTTTCTTGACAAACTCAGCCGCTACACCTGGCCCAAACAAAACTGCCGCAATCACAACGTACAGCAAGTACTCCAGCTTTGCCATGCGCTTTGAGCCAGCAGCAAAACTCTTCTGGATGCTCTCGTACCGTTCAGCGCAGATGGCCTCATGCACTGACAGCTTGGCCTCAGTCTCGCTGATCATCTTCTCAGTCACCACGGAACTCCAGCAGTCACCACAGGCGCTGCCATGCGTAGTTTGTAGGCTGCGAGTTCAGCGTCTGCGCTTGCCTCATGCTGGCTCTCAGCGCCTGCATCACGCTTTATCCACTCAATTACTTTGGACTCGGTGAGATTGGAAAAGGGCGTGGGAGTGACGGGCTTGTTTGCAAAGCCAAAATTGTAGTTGTGGGTAAAGCTGTCAACCCCGTCACTTGCAGTAATACTAAACTGCGCCGTGACGACAATTCCCTCTGGGTTGCGGATGAGGTTGGTGACTTTGTATGCGTAGGTGTTGGACATGATTTACTCTTTCTTGGCTTGGGCTTGAACCTGCTCTGCCAACTTTTGAGTCAACGGGAAAGCGCCTGATTTAGTTGGCAATTCGCCCAACACTTGCAGGATGGCCTGGGCCTCTTGGATGGTAAGGGTAAGTGTGATTTGTTCCATGATTAAATAGATGTGACGGTCTGCCAAGCAGTGCCTGAGTAAACAGCAAGTTTTGCAAGTGTTGTATCAAACACTATCAAGCCTGCTGCAGGACTAGCAATCGCGTTCTTTTGCGTGGTAGTCATGTTTGGCATACGCACGCCCTTGGTGGTGCTTTGTGCGTCTAGTATTGCAGATGCGTTTGCTGTTGACCCAATCCCCACGCTCCCAGCAAAGTAGTTATCCGCAGTCCCGTTTGCATAAAAGTTGTAGCGGTTAGTGCCTGATGCTATGTTGCTGAAGAAGCCGTAGTTGTTGGTGGCTCCAGTGAGGTTGGATTCAGCAAGAAAACCAATCTGGTTTGTCACCGCCGATGACGCGCCAATCGTAGATTGCAGAGCACCAAAATGTTGAAGACTGCCTAAGGTAAACGCTGCGGCTTCAGTAGACAAGTCAGTGCCAAAACCACGCGCTGTGGTTGTAGTAGCTGATGGAATAGTCCCAAAAGCACGAACAACCCTTGAAATTGCCGCTGATGTTTTAAAAGTTCCCAAAACACCAAAAGAAGTGTCTGCTCCAGCAGTACCGCCAACCCCTACGTTTCCACCCGCCTCAATCCGTATTCGCTCAACAACATTACCTGACGTTGTTCGAGTCTGAAATACCAAGTCACCAGCAGGCCCAGTACCGTTAGTGAGAAGTGCTTTGATACCAGCAAAAACGCCTTGTGATGCGCCAAACAGGATTTGTCCACCATCACCCGCAGCGCCCCCAGACGATTGCAAATAAACAGTAGACCCAGACGCATCGCTATTGGTATAAAACGCTGCCGTAGTGCCTGCTCCAGTAACTTGCAGTTTTGTTGTGGGGGCTAAACCCGCGCCCACATTTCCAGCAGCATCAATCACAAACGGCGAAGCATCCGTACTTGCTGAATCTTCAACAACAAAACTATTCCCCGTACCGACATTGGTAATCGTCAGTGGTACGGCTGACCCGCTCGTCACGGTAAAGCTGCTTGCGGCTGTGCCTGAGGACACGATGCTCGTTGCGGTGGCTGCGCCAAGTGCTGGTGTAACAAGCGTTGGACTTGTAGCAAAGACATTCGCACCTGTGCCTGTCTCGTCAGTTAAGGCAGTGAGCAATTGCAGCGAAGTAAATGAACCAAGGGAAGCGGCATTTCCGACTGATGTGACTGCGCCTGTCAGGTTTGCATTTGTTGTGACGTTAGAAGCCGTGAATGCTGTTGCAGTACCTGTGATGTTTGTTCCAACCAATGCCGAAGGTGTACCTAGTGCTGGCGTAACAAGCGTTGGACTTGTAGCAAATACAGCCGAACCTGTGCCTGTCTCGTCTGTCAATGCGCCAAGAAGTTGCAGCGAAGTAAACGAACCTAAAGACGTTGCGTTACCAACTGATGTGACTGCGCCTGTCAGGTTGGCATTGGTGGCATCATTGCCGTTTAGCTTTTGGATTGCTTGCAGAATTGAGTCTGTCGCCGCCACTGTGCCTGCACCTGATACATAGCCTGTCAGCACCTTGGCAATTACAGGGGCATTGGTCAGCGTAGTGGCGTTTCCAACAGACGTAATGTCGCCCGTGAGGTTGGCGTTGGTGACAACAGTAGCGGCATTGCCAACTGACGTTACTCCACCTGTCAGGTTGGCGTTGGTGACAACAGTAGCGGCATTGCCAACTGACGTTACTCCACCTGTCAGGTTGGCATTTGTCGTGACATTGCTTGCAGTGAATGCTGTGGCAGTTCCTGTGATGTTTGTGCCGACCAATGCTGATGGGGTACCAAGGGCAGGGGTGACCAAAGTCGGTGAGGTGTCCAGCACCATCTTGCCAGTGCCTGTCACGGCATTGGTCAGCGTAATCCCGCCGTAGGTCAATGCCGCTGACAGTGTTGTTGCTCCCGTCACGCCCAGGGTGGTGCTGGCTGTGATGGCCTTTGCAGCCAGGGTGGTGTTGTTAACCGTGGCAGTGCCAGTGGCAGCACCAAGGTTTAAGGCTGTAGCAGCGCCAGCCAGGTTGACGGTGGTTGCGGTGGTGTTGACCAAGGCAAAGGTTGTGGATGGCGTGGTGATGCTGGTGGTGGCTGCTGGTGATGTCAGGCTGGTGGTGCCTGTGGCTGTCAGCGTCCCGGCAACTGCCAGCGTCTTGCCAGCGCCAACATTGAGGCCAACTGATGTGCCTGTGCCACCCGCCGTGAACAGTGCATCTACCAGGTCAAGGTCAGTGTTGACCTTGGTGCCCCAGGTGTCGGTGCTGGCTCCAACTTCTGGCTTGGTCAGGAGTAGGTTGGTTGTCGTGGTATCTGCCATGATTTATCCTAGTGTTCTTGCTCTTGCAAGCATAGTCCCAGCCTGTGTCGATCTGTTGTCAGCGAGGCGTAAGTCTTCAATGCCCTTGGTGTACAGCGCCACCCAGACGGGTATACGCTCGTCATTCTGCAGGTAAGGCGCAGCCTGCAGCAATGCGCCGTACAGGTAAATGTCAGGCGCCTGGGTCAGCAGCCAGTTGGTTGTGTTGCTCACGCTCAACTTTGCCAGCTTGGCGTAGTAGTCAATCTCGTAGGCGTAGGTGCTGTCAGGTATCGGCAGGACTCGGAAGTTGGTCCCGATGATGGCGTAGAACAGCGGCTTGCCATTAGACACGTAGGTGGTGTTTTGCAGCTGGTCCAGGTTGTTGAGTGTCTCAAACTGGAGTGGTGTGATGGGGTTGGTGCCAGTGAGCTTCAGCGTCAAGCCATCAAGGAAGTCCGCTGGAAGTGCGTTGTACTCGGCGGTGATGTTGCCCGTGCCTCGGGTCAGCATATTCCTGTTCCGCAGGACGCGCTCCATCTGAGCCTCTGCAAGACTGATGAAGTCAGCAATTGCCGCTGTCAGGTCAGTGCGATTGAGCCAATCAGCAACTGATGCTTTCAGCTCGGTGTAGGTCGTGAGTGCCATTTATGCCTCCTTGTCCTGCAAGTCCTTGACCACCCATGTGTGTTCGTGTCGGAATTCAAAGGTGCCTATGTGCCCTATCTCCCGCGAGACATCGTGGTCAATGTAGATTTTATACCCAATCTCTTTGGCCTTTAAACAGAAGAACACATCCTCGCCGACATAGCCACGCTTGTCATTGCGCCAGGGAGTCTCAAACCAAGGCTCGGACATCTTCTTAAATACGTCTGCCTTGATCAGCATGACGCCCATGCCAATGGTGTCCACCTCCTGCAGCCCGTGGTCCTGCAGGGTGCTGTACACCAACCTGTTGCCAATCTTGGCAGTTGGGCCTGTTGGCATACGGCGCCTGGCGCAGTTGGTTGCCACAATGTCTAGGTCATGCGCCATCAGCCGCTGAATCATGTCCTGCGGGAAGGTCATGTCTGAGTCAATGAACAGGATGTGGCTGCAGCCCTCGCGCATGGCGTCCAGCGCCAGCTCTGCCCTCTGGTTCTGTATCAGCGTACCCTGCATGATTTTGAGGTCAATGCGGTCATCCGTATTGCAGGCGTGATATGCCACCATGTTCACCAGGCAATAGGCATATTGCGTGTGAACCATGTCACGCGCCGGAGTGCAAACCGCAATAATCTTCATACTTTTCCTGGTCGTGTTCTGAAGAATCGGTTGTCGGGGTCATTGAGCCAGCGTTTCATGTAGGCTTGATCTGTGATCTTGCCGCTGGCCTGCAATTCGTAGTAGATGTTCAGTGGAATGCTTGCCACCTTGTGCCACTCGCCTGTCCAGTTGGCCTTGTTGTCGATGGCGTTGAACTGGTCCTTGTTCTCCTCCACCACATTGGAGACATCCTGCTGAGTCTCAATGGTTGCCTCGTCAGTCTCGGGGTCATAGTGCCAGAGCCTGGTGATGCCTGTGACATCATTTCTGTCAAAGAGTCGTGTTTCCATCTTTTGAAGGTGGACCAGGTTGCCCTGGCCCACCCCTCCTGTTAGGACGTTATCAAATCAGCAGCAAGACCGTGAGCATTCTCACTCGTGATCTTGAGGCCATACTCAACAATCAACAGACGCTTTTCAGCGTCACCCGTCTTCGCCAGCTCGATCTGCTGGAAAGGACGCAGGTACGCAACTGATGCGTACTCAGGGTCCAACACCAGCGCATCACGCTCACGCTGGAACCTGTTCGCCACCACCGTCACATTGCCAAAATCACTGACATAGACATCAGCCGCGCCAACGATAGTGGCGGGTTTAGCGCCACCTTCAATGTTGTAGCGGGTTGCAGCAATACCTGCAAATCCGCTAACGCGCTGCTTGTTCACCGGGCCTGTCATCAGGATTTTCGGTGTACCGCCAGAGGTCCAGGTCTTTTGAATCACATTCTTGAGAATAGTTTCAGTGAAGGTCCGAACAGTGCCATCGGTACGCAAGCTGTTTGGCAGCGTTGTGTAAGACGGGTCAGTGCCAGTAGTATCAGTGTTGGTCTTGATGAAAGCCAAAACAGAGCCTGTAGTACGTGCAGCACTGGTGCTGCCTGCACTTGCGACCTGGCTTTGAACCATCACCAATTCCATATCACGCTTCAGCTCAGCGCCCTTCTTAGCCAACTGATAGGCCAACTCAGACTTACGTCCAGCCTTGTTGACAATCTCCTCAGTGTTGGACAGCACAACCGTTTTGCGGCTGATCTGCACATAGTTCTGCATCCGCACCGTTGCGGTAACAGGGTCATACGTGCCAATATCGTCCCCTTCAAGCTGAGCATTAGTTTGAGCCGCCTGTAACGAGTCCGTTTGCCATTCATATAGCGTGTTTTGCACGCTGTCTTTTCCAATATTACTTTGGAACGGTGTCTCCTCTGGTGAGATGTTGTAGATAATATTTGCGAGATTTTCACGAATGCCTTTGGCGGCAAATGTCGTGAACGTGTTAGTTACGATAGCCATTTTGAATTACCTCAAAAGATGTTCAATTGCGGAAGCCGCATCGTTGACGCGACCAGTTTTAGCAAGTCTTTGTTGCGACCGTCTTGAGTCAGTTGTGTTGTCCATTCGCCCCGCTGCGCCTGGCTTGGCGGGTTTAGGCCCATTGTTGACCGCTGGCCTGATGTTGCCCCTCTTGGTCATCATCTGGTCGTACAGCGCAGCCTTACGCAGCGCAACGACAGCCCTGTGGTCAAAAATATTCTTCAGCTCGTCAGAGGAAAAGCCTAGCTTCTGCCCCCACTCAATCAGCAACGTCTTTTCAGCCTTCGCCTTGTCTGGATTGCTCCACTCGGGAATGGCTTTGAGCATGGCATCTTGCTGTTGTGCGAGGTGTGCCTGCATGGACTGGTATTGCTCTTGCGCCTGGATGTGAGAGAGTCGCTGCTTCTCGGAAACAATGGCAGCGTGTACTTTCTCGGCATCTCTTGCAAGTTCCTTTTGCCGCACCCACTCGATTGGGTCTTCGTTGTAAAGACGATCCATGTCGATTTGCGGTGCAGCGTTTTGCTGAAGTTGCGCCTGGAGTGAACCCAGCAACTGGGAATACTGTTGGCGCTCCGTCCGCACAAGGTCAGCCTCTGCCTGGAACGCTCTTCGCTCCTCGGACACTTGCTGAGTCTTGCGGGTGTAGTCTGCTTCTCGGCTGTAGCCTTTGCGAAGTTCTTCAAGCGTGACCTCGACATTCTTGCCGTCAACTTTGACGGTGAATACGGGTGGTTTGTCCTCCTCCTCCTCGGCCTCAACCTCATCAGACTGTTCCCCATCAGAGTCTTGCAATTCCTCCTCTGGAGCCGCTGAGTCAACTTGCGTCAACTCTTCCTGCATCTCAACGTCTTGCTGGTCCCCATCTTCTGATGGCAACATCGCGCTGATAGCACTTGCCGCGTTGGCAACATTTAAATTATCCATTTCAGATTCCTTTCAATTTTCCTGAACGCTCAAGTTTCTTGCGCTCAATCCAGCCGTTATCCACCATCTTTTTCAACTCTGTTCGCAGGTTGTCGATGACTTGAATCATCAGCCACGCCTGCTCACGCTTTGCAGTCTCATCAGGAAGGCTTGTCTTCCACTTGAAAATCTGCATATCTTGCAACTGTTGCAGGGCATCGGTAAAAACCTCGTCTTGGAGCAGTAGCTCTGACTTTGTGCCCTTGCGGATAACGTCCTCGGTCATTGAAAGGTTCCTTGTTGTTTAAGCAGCTCACGGTCAATGTTCTGTTGAGCCGTGATTTCTGCCGTGTTGATCTGGGTGTTGTACTTCAGCTCCAGCTCGTACTTCTTGAGAGCCATCTCCTGGTACATCTTGTCCCGTGCGAAGTCATCATCCATCATCATCTTCTGGCGGCTTAGCTCAAGCTCTGCTGCCTTCTTCTGGATGTCGGCCTGGATGCTCTGTGCCTGCACTTGCGCCAGCACTTCCTCGGGGGTTGGCTTGGGTGCGGGTGGCGCAGGCGGCTGGTAGTCGGCGGGTATCTGGTTGAAGAACTGGCCTGGGTCTTTAAACCCGTTCAGCTCCACAATCTTCCGCAAAGTGCTGCTGTACTGTGCTGGCGTCACCAAGGGATTCACCACACCCAGTTGGGTCAGCACCTCTTGCTGCTTGGCGCTGATCTGCATCAGTGCCGCTACGCGCTCGTTGGTGTCGCCGTTGCCCATGCCAATGTTGATGGAGCAGTCCATTGCAGCATCCCAGGCTCGGGGGTCGATCTGCACAAACTCATTCCGCAGGCGCACCATGCGAGCCTTGTCCTGGTGGGTGGTCACCAGGAACAAGATGCTCTTGAACAGTTTCTTCATGCCCTCTGCCATGAGGCGGCTGATTAACTCAATGCGGCCCTGGCTGGCTGAGATGGTTGCTGCCACCGCGGCCTTAGTGCTGGACTGCAGGGCATCAGCATTCAATCCCATTGCCGCCTTGCTCATGCCAGTACGGTCCTCACGGATTTGGTCAATGTAGTCCAGCATCGGGAATGCGGCCTGCCCCACAAATGGCGTGGAGAACGGCTGCACCATGCCGGGTGCCCTCATCCTGATGATGGCGCCTGTCTCGTTGTTCAGCACATCGTCAATGTTGACTTGGCCCTCAACGATTGCAGTGCGAGGGTGGATGCTCTGCGCTAGGCTGTCCAGCGTGTTTCTTAGGATTTCTGATTTGATCTCCTGCAGGTCGTGGGTGATGTCAAATATTGACATGGCCTCCAGGGGTGAGGTGTGAGGCTCGGGGTCACAAGGAAAGTCAACAAACGGTATGTAGGACGTTGGCAGGTTCCGCACAATCTTGTAGCCGCTGCCAATGCAGCAGACCTTCCGCAACTCAGGAATCCCGTCCTTGTCGTAGTCAATCCGCAGGTACGCCTCAACATACAGCACTCGCTCCATCATGGGGTTGGCAGACTCAACAGACACACCAAAGCTGCTCATGGGCTGACGCGCCAGGTACTCCTCGTTGGTGTCCAGGTCGTTGCTGGTGATGTTCTCGCGCACCTCATCTTCTTCGTAACCCATCTCAATCAACTGCGCCACGGTCGCCATCTGGCGGTGGGCAATGATGGCTGAATCATCAAATGACCTGGCCCTACGGTCCAGCAGCAGTTCCTCGGGCGGCACCGACATAATCCGCACCCGCCCACCCTTGATCTTCCGCTTGATCTGGACATCGTGCAACTGACCCATCATCTGGTCGGGGTAGGTGTTCATCACCATCACATCGGTCTGCTCTTGCATCAATATCTGCAGCGTCTGGTCATCCAGCCCAGAGTATTCCTCAATGCGGACAGTCTCGTCCTCCTCCCACCAGCACTTCATAATGCCGCACTTCCGCACCAGGCTGTCTTTAAAGGTGGCGTAGGTGGTCAGGAAACCGTTGTTGTCAGAGTTAAAGATAAAGTTGCAGTAGTCGGTGGCCTGCTGTGCGTTGGCAACGTCCTCTGGCCCTGTTGGCACAAACTCAACGGTGTTCTCGGTGCTGAAGAATATCCGCATCAGGCTGGGCATCATTGCGCTAACGGTATCTCGCACCTCCATCGCCACCACTTGGCTTCTACCCTCTTCCTCGCTGCCGAACAAGTCACCGCGGTAATACTCGGTGCCCTTGGCTCGGATGGGACTCAGGTCGGTGTCAATGTAACTGACTGCATCAGTCAGCTCCATGCTGATGATGCCCTGCAATTCATCAAGGTCCATGACCTCAATGGCCTGGGTGTCGGTGTTTAGATTTTCCATTTCAGAACCATTCTTTCGCGTAGGTTGGACGATGTTGCTCAATCCAAGGTTTAGCCGCCAGCGTCAGTTGTTGTGCATCCCGGCCTATGGTGTTGCTGCCAATGTGGTGAACGTAGCTGGCACTCAGAAAGTGCTTGTACCCCTTCTTCGCCAGGTCAATGCAGATGACATCATCGCTGAAGTAATTGATTGGCGGGAACTGACAATCCTCAAACGCCTCTGCACTCATCCAGGCAAATATCGGACTCACCACAGGCAGCTGCCTAACAAATGACTCATGGCTGAACTTCATCCCGTTAAGTTTCTCGCCATCATTAAACCTGACATTCTGGATTGGCCTCACGGCATCGGACCTGGACGCCACCAGTCCAGGGTTCTGGTTCAGCTCCTTGCAGATAGCCACATCATCCAGCAGCATTCGGTAGCTGCTGGGCGTCAGCACAATATCATCATTGGCAATCACCACTGACCCATGCCCGTCACGCAGTGCTTGCCTGATCACTGCGTTGTAATCATCACCAAAGTTGGTGGCATCACCAAACAACAAGGCGCAGCCGTAACCCCTAATCACTCGGTCTGGCCCCTTCAAATAAATCTGGACATCAGGCGCGTACTGCCGAATGCTCTCCAGCAGTACGGGTAAACCCTTACCGTGGACGGTGCTGATGACGATGGGAGGGTTCATTCTTCCAACTCAGTGTCCACTTCCTCGTCTTCAACAATCCACGCATCGCAACTGCGGCTGGCGGCGCACTTGAAGTCAAATATCTCGCAGTACCCTAGATCACCAGCCTCAATCACCGCCCAGGGGTCACCCTCATCACCAATGCCCTCGGCGATACAAGATTCAATCTCATCTGATTGGTTAAACGCTGAGCAGTTACCGCAACGGCTTTGCTTGGCATCCTTGGCGCTGACATCCCACTTCTCTGCCTTACGCATCCAAAACTCGGTGTTGGGCAGCTTGGGATTCTCGGGACCGTATGCGGCCTTGGTGATGGCCTTGTCCCGGTTCTTCAAGTTCAGCGTTACATCCTGAGTAGCCTCTGGACAGGAATCACCAGGCTCTTTGCCACTCATGATGATCATCACGGCGTGTTTCATGTTATCGGGTATGGTTCTCATTTCATGCCCTTCTTCATCTTCTGCGCCTCGGACATGGCAATCGCCACGGCTTGGTCACGGGTCTTTACCTTCTGACCAGAGCTGCTCATCAGCTTCTTGTCTTTAAATTCACCCATCACCTTTGCAATTTTCTTGGTTGCTGCTGTGTATTTCATGCTGCCCTCGTTAGGTTACGTCTAATCCCCTGGCCCCACTTGCTACCACCAAAGCTGCCATACATCGCAGTCCCGGCATCAGAAGCAAAGGTCAAGCAGAATGCGTCAGCCTTGTCTGGTGACGCCAGGCCACGCTTGCGAATCTCGTCCTTGCCCTCAATCTGAATCTTCCCGCTGCTGGTGAAGAAGTACCGCACAGTTGCCAACTCGGCAATCAGACCCTCATCCTTGGGAATCTTGCAGTCCCGCTTCTCCAGCCAGGCTTTGGCCTTGTGCCACAGCTCAGCCTTCAGATTCCTGTAGGTGCTGCCCAATGCCGGGGATTCTGCCACATTGATGCCAATGGCTGGTAACTTTAATTCACGCAGCCTGTCCACCACCCCAGCACCCAACCCAATGCTGTCCACCATGATCTCATGGGGACGCTGGCTTGGCTGCAGCGCCTGGTACTCAGCCATCACCGCACCAGTCAGCTGCATCAGGTCCAGGTTCTTCCAGGTCTTCAACTCGGTAATCACATTCCCCTGACGCTTGCACAGGGCTGACCTGTCACTGCCAAACCTCGCAACGTCCAGCCCCCACACCACTTGGGCAATGGGACTCATGGCAACGTCCCGGTTGATAGCCGCCTCCAGCAACTCCATAGGTATCACGGTGTCGTCATCGCTGCGCGGGAAGTCTCCCAGCACCCGTATCCGGTAGGCGTTGGACTCCTCGCCGTACCTAGACTTCATCTCGTCCATGTAGGCGTCACTCACCCTCGGGCTGTCGGCGCAGCTCACCTTCATGGTCACCCAGTCATCTCGCAGCCTGTTATGGGTGTCGTAGAAGAAACCGCTGCTGCGGACCGGGTTACCTAGTAACAAAGTTACAGCCTTGTGGCCCGACATACTGCCTGCTGCCGCTTCAAATACCTGCTCGGGTATACCGCTGGCCTCGTCGGCCACCAGCATCACATTCTCACTGTGCACTCCCTGCAGTGCCTCTGGCTGCTCTGCGCGTGATGTCCTGGCGCTGACGAAAGCCTCAGTGGGAGCCTCCTTCACCTCAATGCGGTCCTGCTTCACCTCCAGCTGCTCCTGCAGCGTTGGCGGCAGCGCCTTGACCCAGCGTTTCAGCTCAGCGAACAGGGCGTCATATAGCTGGCTTGAGGTAGGCGCTGTGACCACAATCTTGACGGGAAACCGCAACAGCAGGTACCAGATGATTGCCCAGGACGCTGCCGTACTCTTCCCTACGCCATGCCCGGACCTGACGCTGATGCGCCTGTTGTTTGCCGCTATATGCCCCAAGAACTCCTCCTGCCAGGGGTCAGGCTTGACGCCAAGCACCTCCCTGACAAACAGCACGGGGTTGTTGCGGTACAGCTTGGCAAAGGCGAGGAACGGGTTAGCGTCAGCGTTCATATTTCACATTATGCATTTTTTATTTTTTTTGGGAAGCGGGTGGTGTTTGGTGCTTGGCGTTTGGCGGGTGGCGGGGGGGGGGTGCTTGGCGTGTTGTGCTTGGCGTGTGGCGCATTACGTTTTATTTTTTTCGCTAGGTGTTTGGTGCTGCAACTGTCGCCCCCCGCCAAGCGCCGGGACGGGGGGGGTCGGCGCGGCGGCGGCTGGGAGCGGCGCTCGAGCGCCCCGCGGCAGGGGTCAGGCGGCTGTCGGTAGGCGGCTGGCTGCTCTGCCACCAAAAGCGTACAAAGTGGCAGTTATGCACCGAATGCTTAATACAACGACCATTATGTTAACAAGAGAATGGCTTATCCACAGCCTATACAAGCGTTTTCGTCAAAAGTTGTAGTTATCCACAGGGCACTGTCAGAAAGAGGGTGTTTCGCCTGTGGATAAGTCCTCGACCACTTCGAGCTGGCGCAGCGCGTCCAGCCTCAAGTTGCCGATGTTGACCGTCACCGCGGCCTGCTTTGCGCCATACGTCTTCGCGTCCCACCTCTCGGCCAGCCACTGCCTAGTGCGGATGCGGTGCATCGGCTTGCTTGGATTGTCGTCGTCGATGCTGTCCGCAATATCCAATGTCTGAGCTGCGAGGAAACTTGCCGCCTCCACCCGCGCGCGTGTAATTATAGGCTCGTAGTCATTCTCATCAATCCACTTGTCCAATCCACGCCTTCCGATACCCAGTTCACGGCAGATGTCGGCCTTGGACTTGCCCACCTCAAACATGGACAGAACGATCTCGCTGTCAATGTCCTCCAGCAGCGTAACGTCTTGTCGCACTTTCGGGTTACCCGGCATCAGAACGCTCCACAATCGTTTTAGCTTGCACCAAGCACCACAAGACTCACATTGCCCTTGTAGCGCCACCTGAGTCCATTTTAGCGGCTTGCTGGAGCCTTCATCGCCTTTGCGTGATCAAAGTTAAACAGCGGGTTGGCTAAACCACCACTCAGGTCAATGTCGCAGTCTGGCAGGTCATCAAATCCTGTGGCACCACCGCCAGGCGCAATCCTCGTCATGCGTGTACCTGGTAGTAATGCCTTGGCTTTCATAATATCCTTGATCACATCTGATTCAAGTAGTAACTCTAACTCTTCCATCGACCATATGTGTCGGTTGCTTAACTCGGGTCTGAACTGTTGATAATATACAGCGTCATTATGAGTTTGCACCACCACCATGATGCTCTTGTCTTGCATCACCCACTCCACTGCATTGACCTCTGGTTTCTCCTCAATATTATTATCTAACGCCCAGGCGTCAAGTACACCATAGCCCTTAATCATTCCCGCTACAGCCTTCTCCATCTTCTCAATGTCCCTGTCCCGCTGAGCATTAAAGACTCGCTCCATCTGCTGCATCAACTTCAGCCGCAAGTTAGCATCCACCAACATCTCAATGCGTTTCATGCCCCACCTCGCATCATGGTTTTGCTTGACCCACTCAAGCTGGGCCACCAAGGACTCAGCCTTCACCTTAAACTCATCTAGCTGGAAACTAGACCCTTCATCCACCACTGTCTTTGCTTTTACCATTTGTCCACCTTTTTTCGCCTAACTCAAATCGTGCAGCACAAATCGTCCAGGTTATACCCTGGAGACGATTTGTACTGGTGCTTTAATCACAAATCGTTGCCCATTTGTACGATTTGTACCATTTGTGATTATTTGACTAAAAATGCTCCTTTTCAGCCGTTTTGGTGCTGAAAAAGGCAAAGTCACCGTCCAACGTCACACCCTCAAGACCTGTCGCTGCCCTCCAGATTGAGCGAAAATCGCTGTCCTGGGACTTGATTTCTCCTGTCTTTCCCAATCCTCGCCACACTTTTTCCCGCCACAATGACACCAAAGCCACCCGTTTAGACCCAAACTTAGTGGTCTGGATGCGGTCCGTTTCCCTCAAAGACTCGACAAAAGCGGTCATTGCCTTGCCCTGGTGCTTGCCCTGGCCTGTCCGATTCAAGCCTACTTGCTGGGTATTGACAACGATATCCGCTGCCTCAACCGCCAAACTCTGGGTATTATCAAACCCCAACCGACCATTATCTAGATTAACTTTAACCATGCGAAACCCATACTTTGCACCATCACTTCCATCCTTCTGTTTGGTGATAGTTATATTGCCTGACCCAGCATATTGATTATCTTGCAATGCTGAATCCAGACGCTGTAACTCCAACTCAGTGTCCAATGCACCAAGCAAAGAACTATGTCCACGCAAACCCTTAGTGATATCCTTTCCAACGTGGTGGACTATCTGCAAGGCGCAGTCCAACAGCCGCTGAATCTTTGAGAGCGAGGCAATGAAGGCACCCATGTCTGAGCTGTCATTCTCATTTCCACCGCCAAACGCTCGAGCCAGGGTGTCCACCTGGACCAGCTCAAACCTTATCTCCTCCCGCTGCACAAGGTTGCTGATGGCAAGGTGCAGCTGCTGGATGTCCTCCTTCGAGCTGCGAAGGTTGAGCTGGTGCCTAATGACGTAGACCTTGGCGCCTGGCTCAGTCTTGTGATGCAGGCGGCAGGCTCTGATCCTTGCGCCAACACCGCCATGACCTTCGCCACAGATATACAGCACTGCCCCAGGCGTTGAGACTTCCTTGCCCATCCAAGCTGTTCCTGTAGCCACTGAGTGAGCAATGTCCAGTGCCACAAACGATTTGAATGAACCTGGTGGCCCAAAGAGTGCGCTGAAACCTTTGCGGGGCAGTACGTCTTGAATCAGCCACTCCACAGGCTCATCCTGGATGGTGTCCCAAGGCTCAATCCTGATCTTGCTTTCCGCTGGCACCAGCTCTAACGCTGGCTCTGACTCAAAAGCCTCGGCGTCTAACGATAGGTCTGTCGATGGCTCTGAGTCTTCTGCTGCTGGTGGGAGATACACAATGGACTCAGCGTCCAGCACTGGCTGCAGCCCCTTGCACAGCGCCATCAGTTGAGCCTTGTCACCACCAGCCATCACCCACTCAAACGCATCCTCAGTGTGTCCAACGGGTAACGCCAGAAGTCTGACGCTCTTGGCAAGGGGAAGAAGTGCTGACGCCACCAGGGAGGCATAGCGGTAACCGGGTTGGTCATTGTCCGGGACCAGGACAATGTTGAGGTCGGCAAACCAGGTGCTGTTGGCGGCAGGCCAACTGCCTGCACCAGTGTGAGATGTGGAGGTGAACACTCCAATAGACGCCAGGGCATCAGCAGCCTTCTCCCCTTCGCACAGGAACACTGGCTTTGCCTGGCGCTTGGCCTCAAGGACATCTGCCAGGCGGTAGGGAATAACCCTGGCACCCTGCATCGACGCCTGGCGTGAACCGTCCTCCAGCACCCGCAACAGCTTGTACGTCTTGCCCTTGGTGTCTGAAGTCCAAAACCTTTGCTTGACAAACAGCACCACGCCATGCTCATCAGCATACTCCCATTCACCTGTCAAATTCACTTGCCCCGTTGAACGGGGTAACTGCCCCGGTGGACGGGGTACTGGCACTTGCACTGGTGCCGGGTGATGCCCATTGATTGGCCTGATCACCAGAGGCTCAACCCACTCACTGAGCTGGGGCAACAGCCCTAAGTCCCTGACAGCTGCCCAAACATCATGCTGTGAGCAGCCACCGTGGCACTTGAGCAGCAGCTTGCCATCGGCGTCTGTCACTGACAGGGACGGGTTGCGGTCCCCATTGCCCTGTCCATGATCAACTACTGGGCAGGACGCCAACCACTCTCCGTTTGCTGCTGGCCTTGATCTGCCGAGTGCCGCCGCAATCAGTTTTGCATCCATGTGCAGTTTCCATTGTTTTTATTCTCTGCTCCAGTTGGTACACCCTTTGAGCGAGTGCAATGAGGAGCAAATTCCATTGTTCTTGATTCATTGGGGGCAAAAAAACCCGGCACCAGGCCGGGTTCCTTTGTCAGTTGCGTGTCAGTTAAACATTTCCTCGTCATCCTGCTGCACTGGCGCTGGCGCTGGCTTGGGCTTTGCAGCCTGACGCACTGGTGCTGGCGCTGGTGCTGGTGCTGGCTCCTCGAAGTCAGCATCTGCCGGGTCAGCGTCCAATGCCGCTGGACGGTTAATCCAGTTCTTCAGCGTGAAGTTTGGTATTGCCGTGTTCCCTGCACCAATCTTCAAACTGGTGGCACCCTCATACTTGATCACAGGCACCTTGCCAGGGTTAGCATCAGCCGCCTTATCACAGGCGTTGTAAATGGCCTGGAAACCTTTCGTGACCCCTACGCCATTCGCGCACCATTCCACTACGCCAGTTGGCTTTGAGAACAGCTTCACGCTGAAACCATACTTGTAGTCAGGGCTGGGCTGCTTGCCCTTGACGCCAACTTGAGCGTCCTCTACCCAATCCCTTTGTCCCACTGCCAGCAGCAGCCACCCGGTGCGAACTGAGTCCAGGTCCATCACCATTGACTCAATGTTGATGGCCTCCTTATCCGAGTTCTCCCAGACCTTTGTCTGAGCCATAAAACGGATGTAGGCACCGCCATTGCCATTTGAAAGATTTAGCATTTCGAATTTCCTTTAAGAGTTGAGAATTACGCTTTACGCCTTACTCACCAATGCCGTAGCTACGACAGAGTGTGAGTCCACTAGACACCTTGGAAGTCAAGGTTTCCGTGACTGTTTTATCTCCAAGCAGTTTCTCGGCAACTGCTGGAGATATGATTTCTTTGGGGTAAATCTGCATTGATGTCAGACCAGCTTCGTGCAGTGCAAGAGCAGTTTCCTGCTCATCAGTCCACTTCCTTGTAGACTTCTTTGGACCCATCTGCCAACCGCGAAGGCTTGCACCATCTGCAATGCGCTTGGTGGCATAGGTTTCCAATGCCTTGATGAATCCCTCTACCTTGCTGATGTTGTCCAGGAACGATGTCAGCTGCTCATCACTTAGTGCTGGTGGTTCCTGCGCCACGCTCATAATGTTGAAGGGTTCGATGTGCGCTGGGCATATTGCCTTAGCAGGACACCACTGACAAGCAGCTTCAGATGGCACTGCCTCGGCTGTGGTGGCCATCGCAGCCTGGATGGCGGGTATCAGCGTCTGCGCTTCCCAGCGTAGCAGGTCAGGCACTGTCATGGTGTGACTGCGGTTGACGCCATGCATTGGCTGCACAATGGTCATCGTCACTGTCTTGAATTGCTTCTTCGCCAAACGCATCCCGCCCAAGGCGTAAATACGCATCTGGTCACTGTCAGCGTCAACGTATCCCCGGCCTGTCTTCAAGTCACCAATGATGAATTCGCCAGTGTCATCTGACCAGCCCAAGACATCAGCAGTACCCGCCACCTTCACCGCGGGAGACTCGTAGGCTGTGACAAACTGCTCCACAAACACATTGCCCAGGCGCAGCTCCTCTGTCTCAATGTAGTCCAGGTGCTTCCTGGCGTAAGTGATGGCGTCCTCGTCCATCTTAACGCCTTCAACGTCAATGCCAAGCCACTCCTCTGGTGCGCTGGAGGTTAAGAAACAGCTTTCACTCAGAGAGTGAATCGCAGTGCCACGCTGGGCGGCAGCGCCTGACTCTCCCTTTGGCATCCTAGCTGACAGTTGGACACTTGCAGGGCAAGCAATCCATCGTGCAGCTGCGCTCGGGCGTAGGGTTATCTGTTCCATGCTGCTCTTTCGTTGTGACTGTCTTCGATGAGAATTTGGTACACCAAAGTCCTGATCTCTTGGCTCACCGCGTGACCTAGGTCATCTGGGTCCATCATGCGTTGGAGCAAATCAGTCTTCATACGGCACTGGCGGCGAGACTTCTCCAGTTCAGCGTTGAGGTAAAGGATGTGGGCCTTGAGCGTTTGGCGCTCACTGCTTTGAAGTGATGTCATTTATTGTCCTTACCCGCCATTGCTGCTGTCCACAATGCTCCACCAAACACTTTGGCAATAAATTGCATTGCAATAATTTCTGGCATTAAAACGCCAAAAGCAATTGTCGGGAAAGCAATTGAATCAACCGCAGCGCCTGCAACATTAGACACATTGGCACGTTTAAACCATGAGCCAGTAATTTTTGTAAAGACCGCCCAATCAGCAAGTGCCGCCAACATAAAAGATAGGGCAGAGGCTATAGCAATCATTCCAGCAGCAGGGTTAAGCGCGTAAGTCAACAGTCCTGTACTGGCAATCAATGCGCCCATTTGCCACATTTTTAGTTTGATGTGTAACCAATCTCTCAATGCCAAATCAAGCCCAATAAAAATAAAAGCATTGATAGGACTAACCCACACCCCAAATGTGGCAATGGATAAATTTGCCAATGTCATAGCAATGGCGTAGGTAAAAATTGCTGCAATTAACATAAAAGTTCCTGTACTGGTTGAACATTCCACTTTGTTGGTGGATTGGTTGAATCAATGCGTTTTGCCATGCAACCAGCGCACTGTAAATATTCTGCGTGATGCAGAGCAACATTGGTGGAATCCGCGCTGGCTAAAGGCCACGGCCCACTTGATTGACCTAGCATCCGCATCCCATGTACCCAAGGGATTTGTCTGCCGTATGTGTTGACCAAGGCATTGAAAGCCTCATCCATTCTGCGACACCATTTTGCCGTGCCGATTTGCCAAAACTCACCAGCAGACCCAAAGCAAACCCGGCCCCAAGCGTCACACAATTCAAGCAAGTAGGAAATTGGCAAACCTAAATGCCATACAGGAATTCCAAACTCTTTGCGAAAAGGCCAAGACTTAACCATTGCTCTTTGTTCATCAACATTGCCATCAATTACGTCTGGAACGACTGCCCAATGAGGGTGAGCAAGAATAGGCTCAATCCAATCGTAAAACCCATTAAGGTCAAATTGATATCCTCTTGTTTTGGCGCTAAATGCTCCGTTGTCTAACATTAAAGATTGACCTAAACGTAAACAACGTTTTAAATCTTTAGGGCAAGCAAAAGAAATACAAAAGTTTTTACCGCCCATTGTTTCTATGGCTTTCATTGGCGTAATTGGCGTCCCGTGATAGTGAATCATTTGATCTTAGCAACTAGTAGTCAGTGCGATTAAAACAGCGTCAGCGCGTCCATCGTCCTTGACCCGTGCAAAGAGATGCGCTTCCCTCGGAAACAGCTCCATGACCCTCTGGCGTGAACCGTCCTTGCCCTTGGCGGCACCTGACAACTTCTGCCAGGCTTGCGGAGTTGTGAAGGTCACAGGTATCTGCTTGGCGGCAAGCACTCCCTCGATGATTCCAACCGAACGCCCAAAGCTGAACATGGAAGACACACCCTGACCAGGCATGGCGCCTACCTTCTCGACAATGGCCTTGTGCGGTGCGAGCTGCTGCATCAAGATTGCAAGTCCAGCAGGACAGACTTGGCGTTTCTGCGCCTTGTTGCGCTCCACGGTGACGGTTGGCATATCGTGAACGCTGATCAGCACCCCGCCGACCAGGAGAGCAATGGCGCCTGATGCGCCAGGGTCAATGCCAATGACCCGAGAAAAGGAGGAGGTGGACGCTTGGCCCACCCCCAAAGTAGGCAACTGCATTACCTGGTGGGATTGTAGATTGCTCATACCAACTCAGGCCAAATCTTGGCCCAGTTGCCTTGGCAAAGCATCTGCCGGGTGACTGTCCCGCCAGATGCAGCCTCCACTCGGATGGCCTCTGCAGGACTCATGTCCCGCCTACCGCTGAGACACTGATACAGCCATTGTTCGTTGAGGCCGACCTTCTCGGCGAGTTCCTGGCGCTGCTGCGCTGTAAGTTTTTGTTCCATGCCGAGAAGTCTAGCAGACTGCTATAGCGTCAAGTCAAGGAATTTGGCTAGGTGTTTACCCTTAAGGGTTTTCAGTTGAAATATTTTTGCTGAAAGCCTTGACCTGTACTAGCAACTCGCTAGAATCCTACCTAAGCCCTCGCACTGTGCATAGGGTCTTAACCAGGAAAACATCATGACAACTGCAACACCAAATCGCAACCTGACCATGTACGGCGTAGCCGACATTGCGGAATACATCCAACAGGTCAAGCAATCCATCACTTACAAATTCTCTGGCGGCAACATGGTTGTTGCTGGCCTGATGTCAGATGCCCAAGAACTGATGCTCTACAACGATGTGGAGCGTGCCCGTCAAACCCTCAACATTGCCAAAGCAATTCTGTTTGCCATCACTGAAGGCGAACTGGTCGGCACTGTTGAGCGTAAGTAATCAACCCACGGGGCTACGGCCCCAGAAAGGACATCACCATGACAATCTGGACATCTGGCTACAAGCCAACCAAGGAAGACCTGAAGGGTCTGTTTGAGTCTCAGTTTGAGACATCGCGTGGGTTGGTAATGACCTGCTACACGCTCATCGAGAAAGAGGAGCGCGAGACTGAAGACTGCCCAGGTGACCCTGCCACCTGCGAGTTGCAGTTTGCTTTGGTTGGCGGCATTGACATCAGCGAGGTACTGGATGCTGGCTTGGTCGAGGACATTGAGATCGAGGCCATGAAAGCCTTTGAAGACTTCGAGGTGGAAGCATGAACTGGGTTGCTGCAGCACTCATCGCCCTGGTCATGTCGGCAGCTTACCTGCTGGACGGTCCATCTGAGCATGAGGCGCAGGTGGACACCGTGGAGGAAAAGATTCAGAAGCTGTGCGGAGAAAACGCAGGCTGGAAGATGTTGGACGATGGCTCAGTGCAGTGCTACACGCACAGGGGACTCAAGACAAGAAAGGTGACGTTATGAACGATGACGACGATTACACGCTCATTGATGAGGTCATGCACTGGATGACCATTATCTTTTTGGTGTTGATGACGATTACATTTTTGGCTGGCGTAGCTGGCTTTTTGTGGGGAATACTATGACACAAGCATGAGCCGCTTACAACATCAAGGAGCAACCATGACATTTTCACGATTACCATATAACTTCGAAGAGGCTTTAGCAGAAGTCAAAAGTTGGAGGGCTTCACACATACCGGCAGGCGACATACGCGCTTTAAAGCACCGCATCCATGAACTTGAAGGAGAGGTGATCGGGTACAAGCAAATTCTGCAAGAGGCAGAAACCGCACCCCTGCCAGTGCAGGAGCCTGTAACGTGTCGCTTTTGTCACGATAAAAAAGGTTGTTGGACATGGCAGTGCTACCACTGCGGAGAGATTGACGATGTTCAACAACCCACCCCACCCGCAGTACAGCGCCCGTGGGTAGGGCTGACCAAACAGGATATGCCAAGCGGGGAAAACCCAATGTTTGACCACCAATATTTTTGTGCAGGAATGGTTTACGCCGCCAAAGTTTTACAGGATAAAAATCATGGATGACACATATCTGGGCGATGGGGTCTACGCCAGCCACGACGGCTTTCAAATCTGGCTTGCGGTCAATCACCACGAAAACAGAGTAGTGGCGCTAGACCAAAATGTGATTGGCCGTTTGCTGGACTACGTTGAAATGTTAAACCAGCAAAAGGAGGAGACCAATGACTGAATACAAGTCGATAAAAATGCCAGAGTATTCGAAGTGGAAGTGCTACCTGTTTGGCTGTGGCCTTGACGGCCACGGCTTGGTCTATCGCCCGGTGCGAGGCAAAGAACCCAATGCTTTTGTTCGGTGGATGATGCGGATTTGTCTTGGTTGCATGTGGGTTAAGGAGAAGACCAATGACTAAAGACGAAGCACTGAAGATGTGTCTTGAGTACATCGAAACAGACAAGCATGAGCGCAAATACGTACGCCATGCGATTAAAGCCGCGCTGGAGCAGCAAGCCGAGCCGGTCAAGCCTGCAGGTCAATTGCAGGAGTGTTTATACGGGCGTGGTCAAGTCCTGTGGTTTGCCAAGCCAGCAGACCTCTCAATGCTCTACACCGCCCCACCACAGCGCCCGTGGGTAGGGCTGACGGAAGAGGAGATGAGTGACATAGTTGCTGATATGGATGTCGATTTTGGAGATTTGTTGTGGAAAGTGGTTTGCCTGACAAAAATTATTGAAGCCAGACTAAAGGAGAAAAACAATGTCTGAAAAGAGATGTGTATATAAATGTGGCGCTTGGAACTGCGGCAGCTACCAATTCAATTTGTACAAAGATGCCATTGACCAAGGTGAGTTGTGTGATGTTCATTACTGGCAAACAAAAGCACAGCGTGAGTGGCAGGGATTGACGGAAGAAGACATTCCAGCAATCAATCAGTCTTGCCTAACCAAATTTCAAGCCGCAATGAGCGCGGAGTCCATTTTAAAAGAGCGCAACAAATGACAATCACAGTACTCTCAAAACGCATCCGCGACACTCTGGCCTTGGCACCTGATGGCATGACCGCCAGAGAGCTAGCGTTTGCTCTGAATGCGGAGCCATCAGCCATCAGCCGTTCGTTGGCCTTGATGCCAGATACTTACATTGACAGGTGGACCCGTACTGCCACCAAGTACGCAGGTGTCCACTGCCTGGCGTTTGTGCCAGATGACTGTCCGCATCCCTGATGGAGGAACTATGAAAATAATTTTAGATGTTCATTTGTCCAGTTTTGGCATCAACATTGATGTGCAACCAGACAATGTAATTGATGACATGGATGGTTCAGAACAACAGGCAATAGCTGAAGAGGCCATCCGCGCTCTTCAGCATTTCATCATTATGATTACTTCAGACCAAGAAGGCGCTTGAGTCGTTTAATCTCAGCCTCATCCATGAATAGAGAGATGTCCTCCATGCCAGTGGATAACCGACCTCTGGTCAATTGATTAGGGTCAGCGTATGTACTTCCCGCGGGTACATCTCCAGGCAGTTGGATTTGATTAAACAAGTCCTCCATCGATGCCTTTTGGTAGTTGGACCCTGGCTTATTCATTTGTTTTTGCATGATGCTGTTGTAGACAGGCTGCATGACTTCGCTGACAGGTGCGCCGCGAGTGTTACCTAAAAACAAACCACGCATATCGTAGCCATAAGCACCATGTGAGCCTGGCCTGATTCCAAGATTGGGAAACGCCTCGTAAATTGAATCACCCATCAAAAAGCTGGGCTTGTTCATTACATTGGGGTCAAGCATTGCATTTTGGAAGTCCAAATAATTAAAACCCAAACCTTTTTCTGCGCCTACGTTACTCATCTTTTCCACAAAGATTTTGCGTAAATCTCCAGGACTTCCAGCAGACAATCCTTCTCCAGTTAAAAGTTGCAATCTGGCTGCTGGGTCATTTAGACCTACAAAATCCTTATACTTGCCTTTGACTCCTTTGACAGTTTTCTGTCGCATCTGATCTGATATTTCTTCTAAAATTTTAGGGCTTGGATTAGTGGCATCAATCATTGCCAACAAGCCTTCAGTTGGCCCTGTAGAAAAATTCTCACCACCTCTTGCCATCGTGTGCGGAGCCATAAACACACGCCCAGTTCCACCTCTGCTAAGGTTTTCCTCAATGGCTTGCAATGCACGATTATTTTGGCTTTGAGCCGCACCTTTATTTGATGCGTAGCCCACTCTGTTTTGAATGTTTTGCAAATCTCTCATGTACATCAGACCACCTGGGGTGGTGAAAGCATTTGCTCCAAGCGGGACTTCGCTGACATTGGTGACAAGCACATTTTTGCTCAACATATCTGTTGGGTATGTCATTAGACTGCCACCCAGCATCTCGTCAGAGCTAACTGGCTGTCTCGGTGCAATACCCGGAAGTTGTTCAGTCTGATATCGGGTGCCAACTAAAGGGTTGGGATTCTTTGGAGTGTTGGGCAGATAAACATTTGATCTGCTGCCTTGCGCCATGCCTTGCAGCATCTCAGCGCCCATACCACCTCGCTCCATGACCCTTGGCACAGCACGTTCCGCAAAGCGTTCACCAGCTCGTCCTGCTGCCATAGCGCCTGCGCCTGCTGCTCGGGCTGCTGGTGCTGCCATTGGTGCTACAGCCATTGCTGCCTCAAGTGCCTCTGGCCTGATGCGTGTTGTGCCGCCAAGTCCGCCAGCGCCAGTTGTCAGTGGCTCGCCATAAGACAAGCGATCTAAGGTTTCGCTGATTGCTGGCGCACCCATAAACTTTGAAACACCCTGCATCTGTTGGGTGCGCTCTGGAGAATAACTTTTTGCAATGAAATCAGAAAGCAAACCAAGAATTTGATTTCTTGGCGTTGCCTGTAATTTTGCAAACAGTTCCTCATCATCCAACAGCCCCATGATGCGCTCCTAGCTGATCTGCGTGATGGACACATCGGTGGCAGTAGCGCCACGTATCACAGCCACCTTGTCACCAGAGGCGCAGGCCACATACTCCACGGCATTCGCTGGAAGCATCGGTGAGGTGGTCAGGCTGGCGGTAGGGCTGGCTCCAATGGCGAAGTGGCAGTGCGCTGCAGAGCCATTCGCTAGGCGCAGCATGGTGACGCCTGTTGCTACTGCCGTTGACTGTACGCTACTGCCAGATACCGTCATTACCTGTGTGGTGCCAAGTGCGCCAAAGGTGGTCAGTTGCCCGTTATCGTCCCGAAATAGCTTGCTCATTGTGATGCTCCTGTGAAGATGTTGAGAATATTATGGTGCAAAATAACTAGGGGCCATGCCGCCTACCTGACCAGCACCAAAGCCTGCAGCACCCGCCGCCCTTGCCCGTGATGCGTTCAGTTGTCTGATGATTTCAGAAAGCTGCTGTAGTTGCCTAGGGTCACGCGAAAGCAAAATCTTTCCGATTTCATTGCGAACAGCCTCTGGCGTTTGCGTCTGTCGAGCCAGGTTACTTGCTGCAGTCAATATTGCAGTTGGACTTCCAGATGCTACTGAGCCTGCTGCCTGGGCCAGTGGTGCAACATCCAGGTCTGCACCACCAGCAAGCATTGCAGCCGTTTTAGAACCGCGACCAGCAGACTCAAATCGTTTGAGAGCTTCTTCAGCCAAAACAGAGGAAGAGAATGCTTTAAAGTCTCCTCCGAATGCGGCCCTCAATCTGGCCTGTGTGCTTGGCTCTTTGTAAAACTTCAAAAGTGAAGTCTGTCCAGCCTCAGTGCCAGTTTTCTCTCTCAATCCCTGCAACACACCAATTCTGAATGCGTCAATCTCAGAGGCAGATAAATTCTTGGTGGCCTGCTGTATGTCAAGAATATCGCCCTTCATTACCTTGCGACCAATCTCAGCAGCATCCATCATCTGTGATGGACCAGCCCATGTTTTCATTGCCATTGTGTAGGCAGATTGACCACCAATCTTTGGCGCTTGGTCTTCCAATTGCTTGACAAGTTGTATCCGAACCTTGTCATACGCTTCAGCTTGGGCATTGCTGCCAACTTTACGCAGACCCATAGATGTGTCATAAAGAGATTGCTTCAACGAATCCAGGACATTCATTGGCACTGAGTCACCAGGCTTGAGCTTTGACAAGTCAATCAGCTGACCCGTCTTTGTTGTAAACAAAAGTTCAGCAGAACCTTGCACACCCTTTGATTTGCTCAAGGCATCAAAGATGGAATTATTCACGGTTGCTGTAGATTGATCAATTGCAGCATAGTATGGGCGTGATGCGGCAAATCTCTGGTTGCTAAAGTTGTCAATGCTCTGCGTAAACTGTGCGTTTTGAGTGCCAAGTGCCTCATCAGCACCAGCCATCAGTCTTCCAGCGCGTCCTACCTGGCGCTCCCGAATGGCACGTTCCACAGCCTCTGCCGTGGTGCCTGGCAATGTGGCCTGGACATCCAGAAGGTTGCGTGTTGACTTCCCACCAACGTCAGCAATACGCGCCTCTGGACCAAGTTTCAAGAGCCTGGCCTGCGCCATGTTCAGTGCGCTTGGGGCTAAGTTCTCTGGTCTATCACGAATCAAAGCCTCGGCAACTTTTTGCTGGGCGTAGGTTCCAGCGGCTGTGGGGGACATTCTTGCTGTGGCTTGTCTGCCAGCAGCACCCAACACGCTCATGGTTGGCTGGGATGCACCGCCAAGAGTGCCACCAATAAGTGAGCTTCTGGCTGCATCGTTCAGTATGTCTATTGCGTCACTCTGATTAGATGCGCCTAGACCGCTAATAAACCCGTAGCCAGCACCAGAGCCAGCAGCTTGAGCTGTGCGCTGACCTAAACCCATTGCCGTACCAGCACCAGGCGCTGCTGTCATGTATCTGCCTGCGGCCTGGACAGTTGGTGCTACGGTTGGTAATGCACGGGTGATGGCTGGCATAACTGCCCTGCCAATGGCGGCTGGTGCGCTGATCATTCCCATAGGCAAACTGGTTGTAAGTTGCAGGCCAGCAGCAGTGAATGGGGATTCTTGCTCAAACGATTCTGTTTGACCTCGAACAACATCCCGACCTTGCTCATACGCCTGACCCAGCGGAATGTTTTGCGTTACCGCTGTGAATGGTGCGCTGACTGCGCCATACATCTCATCAAGAAAATTAAAGGCTGGCCCTTGCAGTGCAGTTAAGGCACCGCGTTGCAGTGTGGATTTCTCTGTGCCTGCTCGGTAAGCAGGAGACTGCCCCAGGAACTTTAGAATTTCGGCTGGCTTGTATTGCTGCTCCAATGCAGCCAAGACTTGTGGCCCAACGTCTGGAAGCTGCGCCAAAAACTGGACGATATCCTCGTCCCTGTAACCAGCTTTTTTGGCCTGTTTGATTTTGTCTTCAATGCCATCCATGATTAGTTCCCCGGTGCGCCAAAGATGTTATTTAAAGTTGGTCTACCACCACCCATACCTGGTGCCGTAACAGACCCACCTGGTTGCCTAACAATGGATGGCACATTGGCTGGCGCACCAATAGCAGTGCTTATGTTAGGAAGTTGATATGCCTCAGCAAATGCCTGGTACTCACTTCGTTTATTGTTGTATGCCTGACCTGCTGCTGCATACAGCTCATTGGACAAAGCCTTAAATTCAATGCGCTGTCTTGGAGTTAACTTCTGACCTGTCATCGCTTGATTGAGATAATTTTTCAATCTGTCCATGCGTCCAGCAGCAGCCATTGCAAGTGCAAGTTCAGACTCTCTTACTGTAGAACCCTCATCCATCATTTTCATCATTTTGGTTGCACCAGCAAGGTCGCCAATTGGAGTCTCTTGGTTTAGCGCAGTATTTACTTGATTAAACGCTGTTTGCATTCCTTGATATTCTTTGTAGATAGGCTCACCCTTAAAGGCGGCGCCTAACTTCATTACATTCTCAAGCCCCTTTTGTCCTTCATTTATGTTGACAATGTTTTGTGCAGGCGGTGCGTTGTTAATTTCTTTTTGTATCCTGGCTTCAATTTGTTGTTTTATTCTAGGGTCAGTTGCTCCAGCCAAATCAGCTTGAAGTTGCGATAGTAGAGTTCCTACCCTTGGCGCAGTTGGAGCAAATTGAGATTCCTTCTCAATTGCTGCATCGTATGCTTTAAACAATGGACTACCAACAGGCAGCATAGCGCGTTCTGCAATTAACTTTGACAAAGCAGTTCCTGTGGCAGTGGTTGGTGGGTCAAGGTCCATCGCAAACTTTTGGTACTGCATCGCCTTCTCTAATTGACCATCGTCCTCCAGCATTTTTGCTACTTGGCGATACTGGTTGGCTTTAGCAGCATTGGGGTTCATCGGTCTTACCATATCTTGCGATGGCGGCATTGCTGCACCAGCAGTGGGTAGTGGCGGCGCGCCTGTGTCAACTTCTGGCATTGGCATTGGCGCTGCGCCTGGCATTGCTGTTTGGGGCGTGAATACACCCGCAATCCTTTTTCTCAACTCTGCTGCTCTCTTCGCCTCATCCATCTTCTGCTTCAGCGACATCTGGGTTAGCGCACCCGTCTGCGCCTTCTCGTACCCGGCTTGTCCTGCCTGTAGCGCCTCGCCTAGTGCCTCACCAATGCCAATACGCCGGGTGCTTTCACCGCCAGCTTTCAGCAAGGCTGCAGACGCTGACAGCATGGCATTGCGTTGCATCATTCGCCTCTGCTCTGGCGTCAGGTACTCGTCTAGGTAGTTGCTGCTGCCACCGCCAAAGGCATTGTTGATGCCGCCAAGCAAGCCCTCAAAACTGAAATCTGTTGCCATGATTATTTCTCCTATTTACCAAACAGCAAGCCTGCAATGCCAAGTATGGAGGACAAATCATTGCGGTAGGTTGGCTGTGAGGTGCTGCCGCCAGCATTTGGCAACTGCGCTGACAGTGCGCCTTGGCTGATGCCCAGCTTCTCCGCACCAATCCCGCGCAGTGCATCCAACTGCTGCTGCGTGAATTGCTGCTGCGCTTGTCCTGCGCCCATCACGGCCTGTGCGCCACTCATGCCCAGGTTCTGCTGCTGCTGCCCAAAGGCACCTAATTGGCCTGCAGCGGCCAGCCGCTGTGCATTGGCGGCGGCGTAGGCTTGCTGGTTGGCAAGGTCGCTCTGCTGGGCTAGGCTTGCGTTGTAGCGTTGCATCTCGTTCATGGCTGCAGCGTTGCCGCCCATTGCGGCGTTGATGGCGCCTGCGCCGAACTGCATAGCACCAGCACCCTGCTGTGACGATTGCAGGTTGGCCTGCTGCATACGATTAAGGTCTTGCTGCATCAGGTTGGAGCTGGTGTCAAAGCCTTGCATCCTGAGCTGCGCTGACATCTGCGCTGCCTTGTCAGCATACGCCTTGTTGGTGGCTGCTTCCGCAACTCCCTGGCGTGTACCGCCGTAGGCTTTTGCCCTGGTTGCAGCCTCACCCATCTGCTGCACAGCCGCCTGCCGTGCGCCCTCAATGTCAGCCAGGTTGTTGGTAATGACCTGGTTGGTGTACGGGTTCATGTAGTTGCTGATGTTTGACATCTGCGCCTGTGCAGCAGTAGCAGCCGTTGGCGTGTAGCCCACAGCACCAAACTGATTGGACATCCCGGCATTGACGCCGCCCGTGTAGTACGGCTGGAACTGCGCTGCTTGGTTGGCGTACTCGGCGGCAGTGTTGGTGGTGTCAATGCCCCGGCCTGCCAGGCCAGTGTTCACCAACTGCTGCTCACCAGCCCTATAGACAGGGTTAAAGTCGGCAAACTCCCTGACGGGCAATGCCGCTGCTACGTTTCGCCCTTGCTGCAAGTTCTGCAGGTAGGCTTCTCGGATTGCCGGGTCGATTGTCGTTGTGCTTGTCTGGCTGCCGCCGCTCTTGCTCATGGTGTTACTCCAACAGTGATTTCAAACGCTTGGCGGGAATCTTGCCTGCGTTAATTTGTTCGAAAATGTTCGCGCCGTATTTCTGCACTGCTTTCTTGCGGATAACGTACTCGCCAATGTCTAGGTTAGTATTGCCGTCATCTGGTCCAGGTGGGTTTGGCCCTCTTACATTCCGAGGAGTAATTAAACCGCCTTTGAATTTATCGTAGGCTGCGCCAAGACCTTCACCAGTGCCACCGTCAAATGGAGAACTGCTACTTTGCTGTTCTGCATCTTGTGCTATAGCTTGATTCTGAGCAGTCATTGCAGCTATAGCATCTCTGTTACCTAGTACAGCTAAATCTGCTGTTGTAGCATTTATACCTGGAGCAAGGGTAGAGCCTACAGGTATTGCCCCGGCTATAAGACCACCAATAGTGTTGAATCCATATCGTTGCGCCTCACCCGCCAAATTAGCCAAACCACCATATATAGTTTGACCAGTACCCGTGTTATCAGTACCCGGCCCACGCGCATCACCAGCGTTGTTCACGCCATCAGCGCCACCGCCACCAGCAACCGTACTGGGTGCCAGCAGACCCGTCAATGGTTGGCTGTAGAGGCTTGTGTCGTACCCACCAAGGTTGGTGTTGGCGGCTGTCTGCCCAGCCTGGGCTGCATAGGACGGTGACAGTGTGCGTTGTGGTGTCAGCGCCATCAAGGACTGATAGGGGTTATCTGACTGCGCTGCAGCCTGGATGTCCGACAGCCGTGGAGCATTCTGCTGCATCGTTGGTGGCGTGTAGACGTTGGTGAATGGCGTACCTGTGATGGCAGTGTTGGTCACTTGCGCTGGTGCAAACTGGGTGCCTGTGACTTGCCGTGGTGGTGGTGGCCTGACGATGGGCTGGACAGTGCCTGCTGTAGTGCCCGTGCGGGTAGCGCCTGTGGTAGTGCCTGTGGTGCCAGCAGTAACTGCAGCGTTCCTAGCTGCATTGGCGTTGATCTCTTGGGTAGACATTCCACGAAAAATGCCTAGTTCAGAGGCGTCAACGTCAGCACCAAAACGGTCAGAGAAGTATTTCAGCCCACTGGCATCAGGCTCACGGCCCAACACCGACAGGTACA